TGCTGGTACAGCAGATGCCCTATTGGATATTGATGGAGATGGGCCATTCATAGTGGATTGGAAAACAGCTAAAGAAGTGAGGTCTGACGATATGATCGAACAATTCTGTCATCAACTTGGAGCGTATAGTATAGGACTCGAACATCTCACAGGAATCAAGCCGAAATATGGAGCAGTTGTAGTAGCTCGTAGAAGTGGTAAGCCACAAATAAAGCTCCTGAGTTCTCTCGAACTAGCAGGAGCAAAAAGTTTATTTTTAGAGAGAGTGGATCGTTACCACAAAAACCTAAAAGAATTAGCTATCGTCTAACTTTTTATCGCGTACAACCATAGGACAACTAGATTCAACTACATAATCAATAATTACATCTTTATTTAAAAAAGTGTGTGACCAATATTTTGGATTGACTCCCGAATTTAAATCTATTACATATAGCTGGGTAGGGTATTTTTGAAGTAAGAAATCAATAAATTGTATTCTTAAATCATTATCAGAAAGATTAAATCCAGAGGTAATAAATACCACTGGATCGTCTTTATCGACATGACCAAACACTGTATAGTGTGTAAGATTATTCAAGCGGTTTACCCCCAATTTTTTCATAACATATTTCACATAAACAACTATTACCTTTTAAGTAATAATCAGAATCCCAAAATAACTCATAGGTACTATCAATCATTTGACATTCGTTACAAGTGTTTAATTCGTATTTTTCAGAATTAAGAGTATAGAATCTTTTTTCTTGTGGTTCGAGATCACAATAACTTCTATACATTATCTGTTTAATCTTCATAGTCACTTTCCATAGGATAGTGTTTATCATCAGGATCGGGGTAGACCCCACAATCCTGGAGATATTGGATCGCATCATCTTCACGCTGGTTGTCCAGTGCAGATTGATGGTTGTGCATAAATCCATCTTCAGTAATAGTGTAGGATTTAGTTCTTAAATAAAATGAGTCAGTCATACTTTTTTAAACCTCGTAAGTAATTTTGAATATAGTTCGATACCTTTGTAATACGCTAGGCTATCTCCGTCAGCTAACGCAGCTTCGGCAGTATCTAGCACATTATCTAGAATGGTATCTTTATTATCTTTAATCTTTTTAGATGGATCGGGTTTAGCCTGTTCCCATTTGTATAGATTAAAGGAGTCTTTGTAATATCTATATGCCGTTGACTTAGGAATCTCAAAATCAGTATGCAGTATATCGCATATATCCAACCGAGTTAATTTTTCTTTTGGATCTTTTTTGGATTCGTTGTCTACTAAACATTTATAGATAAAGTTCTCAGCTTCCTCCTTAGTCATCTTGATACTTAAATTCTTTGTTATAGAATTTTTTATGGTTCGTAAACTGTTCTTCAGATAATGTACGGAACATATCAAAAATGTCCTCCGCTTCAATTAACATTTCAGCGTGGTCATCATCTTTATGTTTATCACAGTCAACACCCATATTATTTTTAAAGAGTGTCCAGTGTCCGTTCTCATCATGGAATAACTGATAAACAGCTAATAAATTTAAAGTAGGTTTTGTATTGGATCGTGCTTCGCAGTAAGCATCAAAAAACTTAGCGAAAATAAATTCAGATTCAGTTCTCTCCATTATCTAACCTCCTATTAATCTCTTTTATTTGGTCAGTATGAGCAGAAATTAAATCTATTAACTGTCCTATGGTTTTCTTATCATCTAAATTAACTTTATGCTGATAAGTAATATCTTCTCTATTTGTTTCTAGAAGATGTTTAATCTCTTTTCTAACATATAAATTGAGTTCAACAATTTGAGTCTCAAGAGATTTTATGGATTCGAGTACTTTTTTAAAGTCTCTTTCATTTTCGTTCATTGTGGGTGAATGATATAGAACATTAAAATATTACTTTAGTTTCATTCATTATGCAACATACAAAATTCTCATTCATAATTCTCACTGATAATTCTCAGAATTTGACATTCATTATTGACTAAGTTATTTATGGATTGTCCATTCATTTTTCTTTCATTCATCATGTCAACTTACATTCATAAGTTTTTTAAACATAGTCATGTCAAGCTATCTATTCAAGATTTATTTTTTATTTTGATTATTCTTCAAAAAATTTCAAATAATTATAATAATCAATTTTCAGATAATTTAGTTTATAGATCAGATAAGCTAATTGATAAAATTTTAATTTCTATAAATAGTATGAATTGATATTGTTTTTATTAGAATAATACTTTAATATATAAGAGTAATTTAATTATTCAACACCCATGAATTATTTCCAACCAAATTTAGTAGACAATGTTTATTCTGCTGATAGACAATTAATGGTAGAGAAACATTATCAAAATCCAAACGGATTTAAAAGACTAGGAAACGAGGATCTTTGCGGAAACACCATAGCCCAAAATACTGGTATCTCAATAAGGGAAGCTTTTGAACTTACTGGAGCGTTAAACCAACCAGTAGATACCGATATATACATTAAAAATAGTTTTGGTAACGATATTCAATTACCAAATCATAAATGTATAGTTGATTCTAAAACTGGTAAACCATTAAGCGTTATGTCCAAAACATACGCTACACAGGATAATGAACCAATATATGAAGTCTTTGAAAGAAACAAAGATATTCTTTCACTTGAGAATATATGCCTTATGAATAACGGATCTAGAATTTTTGTTTCAGGAGGTGTAAAAAATTCTGATATGGAAGTTTCAAAAGATGACCCAATTCGTAGAAGATTATGTTTCATAAATTCTTATGATGGATCGTACTCTTTCAAAGTTGTTTCTATTGATTTCAGATTATTCTGTTTTAATCAGATGGGAAGAATTAACCGATCTAAAAATAAACTTGTTTTTAAACATTCAAAAGGTATTAACGATTATGTAAAAAACTTACCAGAGTTTATTTCTTGGCAAAGAGAAGATTTAGCAAACTCTATTGAAGAATTTAAAGCAATGAAAAATGTTTCATTCAATAATAGAGCAGATTCTTTAGAGGTCTTAAAAAATCTTTCAAGGCATATGCTACAAGATAAACTTATTGGATCGGTAGTAGATAAGGAAACAAAAGAAAAAAGATCAAAAGATTTTGATAAAGATCTTTCAAAAGAATGGGCAGATATTAAAGCTAATTTTATTAAGGAGACTCAAAATTTTGAAATAGCCCCAAATCTTTATAATTGTTTTAATGCTCTTACTTATCAGCAAACCCACTGTGAACAAAGAGTTAAAGACGATATAAAAGGAGCTAGAGTGAGAATGGAAAGTCTATTGAATGGAAAGTGCGGAAATAGAATTGATTTAGTTAAAAATAAATGCTTAGCTTTGACTAGATAATAAAACTACATCAGGAACTAATTAATTAAAGGCTAGATTCTTAATTGAGTCTAGCTTTTTTAATGTGCTATTTTAGAGCGTTTTTAAATTGTTTAAGGTACAAATACACGTTAAAATTTTAAAATTATAAGATTCTTACTTATGAGATTATCTAGTTATACTAAGGGATTTCAGAGTCTTATTAATTCTTATGATGAGATTAGAGGGTAAAAAGTGCTAATTTTTAAGGGTTTTTTTAGATAAAAAATTAATCTATTAGAATATTATTTTAGTATTGATTTATTCTGTTGTATCGTTTAGAATAAGGTAGTAAACCTACCTAAAATTTACAATGACTGTTATTACTGAACCGTTAACAAAAATCGAAAGATCAAAATTAATGGATAAAGATTATAACTTACCTACAAACTGGACTATCAAAACTTACTTACTACCTCCTACAAATTTTAGAGGTACAAGAGTTAAGGCAATTTTAAAAAGAGATTTAGAGACAACATGGTCTTTTGTTCACAGTTGGGATTATTCTCTATCAACAAAGGAGAATCACATAGAAGCGTGTAGAGGTTTAATTAATTCTGATAATTTTTTCAGTAATGAAATTTTCGAAATTAAATCTATTGGTTACGATTACGAAAATTATTTTTTTACAATCGGAGAGCCTGACGAAATCACAGAGTTAAGATCTTGGGAGAATTAAACAATGACAACTCTTATTATTTGGATTTGTATTACTACTCTACTTTTTATCTTTTTAAAAAACATTAGAGCTTACTAATTTATTCTTCTTTCCCATTGCTTCACTGTAAAATGTCAAACCCAAAACAAACCCGCCACCGCTACCAATTAGCAACTACATCAAATTTAAATTATGTAAGAATTGCACTGGTAATTTTTATTGTTGGATTTGTACTATCTAGCGTAGTAGACAAAGACGGATTTTCTAAATGTATGAAAGTCTACAATAATTCCAATATCTGCTACAAACTAAATTAATCCGAGCTCGTGCACTGTCTCCCCTTCCCTATTCTTCACAGTCTAGGGAATTTTTTTTTTATCAATTTTTTTTTTGTAAAATTTTTATCAATTAGGGGCTATGTAGCAAACGTACAGCATTATATACAATAGATCCTGAACCTACTGATAAATCAAAGCATAAGCGATAAATGTACTACACTATAATAATACTACAATAGTACACTAATGTCAACTGTTTTTCTTTGGCTCTACTTGAATTGATAGTTGTGGAGCGTTTAAATTGATATTCTCTACACTCTCCCCTACTACTTTACCAAGAGAATCTAGTATCTGAGCAGCCGTTTGTAGCTGACCTTTCTTAACTGCCTGTTCAAAAAGCCTCATTCTCATTCCCTGGAGTCGTGAAATCATCTTCTCTCTATCCTGTTCCCAATCCTCATCGTTCCATTTCTTTACTTGTTTCCAATCACTCCAAGCTGTATCTATACCTATACCTTCTCTAGATGAGTGTTCATGAACTAATTGTCTGGTAGTTTTACCTGTCAACTGTTTTGAATACAGTCTTTGCCTTCTAGCTTCTATAACTGCATCAGGTTGTCTTTTTCCACATACTCTCCCATCCTTCAAAGCTCTCTCGGATGTAAATTGACCATTTGTATTACGAAGAACAGAATCAGCCACGGACTAAA